GGTTTTGGTCGTAAGGTAAGAAATTTAGTTGGGGATAAAGACTTTCAANATATATTTGGAGAAGTAAAGCTACAAGCAGACAGTAAGGCTGCAGGTAGATGGAATACGAACAAAGGTGGAGAATACTTTGCGATTGGTGTTGGTGGTGCTGTTACAGGTAAGGGTGCTGATCTTTTAATTATTGATGATCCTCATTCTGAACAAGAAGGTTCTTCTTCAGATGCTAATGTATTTAACAAAACATACGAATGGTACACCTCAGGTCCTCGACAAAGACTACAACCTGGCGGTGCTATCGTTATTGTTATGACAAGATGGCATGCTAAAGACTTAACAGGTCAAATTGTAGATTCAAGTATTAAACGTGGTGGTGCAGATGAATGGAAAGTTATTGAGCTTCCTGCAATAATGCCCTCAGGTAACGCTCTCTGGCCAGAATTTTGGAAACTAGAAGAGTTAGAGGCATTGAAAGCAGAACTACCTGTTTCTAAATGGTCTGCTCAGTATCAACAAGACCCTAGTTCAGAAGAAGGTGCTCTTGTTAAAAGAGAGTGGTGGAGAGTTTGGGAAAGTGAACATCCTCCTCATTGCGATTTTGTTATCCAATCATGGGATACTGCATTCTTAAAAACACAAAGAGCAGATTATTCAGCTTGTACTACATGGGGAGTGTTTTATGGTGAAGATGAATTTGATGGAAGGCAAACTCCTCAAGTAATTTTACTTGATGCATTTAAGGATAGGTTAGAATTCCCTGAGTTAAAAACAAAAGCTATGGAACTTTACAAAGAGTATGAACCTGACGCTTGTATAGTTGAAGGTAAAGCCGCAGGTATGCCATTAATATTTGAATTGCGAGCCGCAGGTATTCCTGTTTCAGAATATACTCCAAGTAGAGGCAACGATAAGATAGCTCGTGTAAATTCTGTTTCAGATTTATTTGCTTCAGGTGTAGTATGGTGTCCTGACACAAGATGGGCAGAAGAAGTTGTAGAAGAATTCGCAGCTTTTCCAAATGCATCTCATGATGACCTTGTTGACAGCAGTACGCAAGCTCTGATAAGGTTCAGGCAGGGTGGTTTTATTAGTCTCTTTAGTGATGAAGAAGAAGAACCATACAACGAAAGAAGGAAGGCGGAGTATTATTAATGGCTATAGATAAATCAATAAATCCTACCGAAGCTGATCAAGTAAAAAAATCTCTTAATGCTCTAGCATCAGAAATAGAAGTAGAAGTAGAGCTAGAAGAAACCCCTGAAGAAATGGATGGAAGTCTTATTATTACTTTTGAAGATGAGCCATCAGGTCTAGAAGCAGGCTTTGGCGAAAATTTAGCAGAAGTCATGGATCAATCAGATTTAGACATGCTAGGGTCAGAACTTGTAAGCTCATTTAATTCAGATAAAGAGTCAAGAGCCGATTGGGAAAATACTTATGTTACAGGATTGGATCAATTAGGTTTAACAATAGATGAAAGAACTGAACCCTGGCCAGGTGCTTGCGGTGTATTTCACCCACTACTTTCTGAGGCAGTTATTAAATTCCAATCACAAGCTATATCCGAAATATTCCCTGCTGGCGGTCCTGTAAAAACTAAAATTGTAGGCGTTATTGACGAAGAAAAAGAACAACAAGCTAGTAGAATGGAAGACTACATGAATTATCTTTTAACTGAAAAGATGGTTGAGTATAGAACTGAAACAGAAAAATTACTGTTCTCACTACCATTAGCAGGATCGGCATTTAGAAAAGTTTATTTTGATCCTAGTATGAATAGACCTTGTTCTATTTTTGTACCTGCTGAAGATTTTGTAGTTAGTTATGGTGCAAGTGATTTGTTAACTTGTGAACGTGCAACTCATGTAATGAAAAAAACAGAGAATGAGATTAAAAAATTAATGCATTCAGGGTTTTTTATAGATTGTGATCTACCTGATCCTTCTCCTGACGTTAGTGAGATAACTGATAAATATAATAAACTAACAGGTGAGAGTGATACAAGTTGGGATAACGATAATCGTTACACTCTTTTAGAAATGCAAGTTGATCTTGATCTAGAGGGTTTTGAGGATATTGGTGAAGACGGAGAACCAACAGGTATTGCACTTCCTTATATTGTCACAATGGATAAATCTAGTAGGAAGATTCTTTCAATAAAAAGAAACTATGAAGAAGACGATGTTACTAAAATGAGAAGGCAACATTTTGTTCATTATCAATATTTGCCAGGTCTTGGTTTTTATGGCTTTGGATTAATTCATATGATTGGTGGTCTTAGTAGATCAGCAACTTCTTTACTGCGTCAGTTAATTGATGCAGGTACATTATCAAACTTACCAGGTGGTCTAAAGACAAGAGGTCTAAGAATTAAAGGTGATGATACACCAATTATGCCAGGTGAATTTAGAGATGTAGATGTGCCAGGTGGGTCTATAGGAGAGAATATACAATTCCTTCCCTACAAAGAACCAAGTCAAACACTATACGCATTATTAACAACCATCGTTGATGAAGGAAGAAGGTTTGCAAGTTTAGGTGATTTAAAAATAAATGACATGAGCAACGAAGCACCTGTAGGTACTACACTTGCTTTAATGGAAAGACAGATGAAAGTCATGAGTGCTATTCAATCTAGACTTCATGCATCTATGCACAAAGAATTTACTATACTAAGTGGTATTATTTCTAAATTTACTTCTCCTAGTTATCCATATTCAGAAACTCCTGACGAGTTTGTAAAGGCAAAGGACTTTGATGGTCGTATTGATGTTATTCCTGTAAGCAATCCAAATGCCGCAACTATGTCCCAAAGGATTATGCAGTATCAAGCCGCACTTCAGTTAGCACAACAAGCACCTGAGATGTATGATATGCCAGAACTACATAGGCAGATGCTAGGAGTTTTAGGAATTGAGAATGTAGATAAAGTTATTCCTAATAAAGAAGATATTAAACCTACTGATCCTGTTGGAGAAAATATGGACTTAGTAAATATCAAGCCTGTTAAGGCATTTGAGTACCAAGATCATCAAGCTCATATTGCGGTTCATATGGCAGGCATGCAAGACCCTGAGATACAAACTATTATCGGTCAAAGCCCTTCAGCAGAAACTATAATGATGTCAACCGAATCACACATTAGAGAACATTTGGCTTTTCAATATAGAAAAGAAATTGAAACTGAAATGGGATCACCACTACCACCTCTTGGTGAACCTTTACCATCTGATATTGAAAAAAGATTATCAGAACTTGTTTCCAAAGCAGCTGAGAAAATGTCTCTTCGTAAACAACAAGAAGCTCAACAAGCTCAAGCAATGGCTCAAGCAGAAGACCCAATTGTACAACAAAGAACTAGAGAGCTTGATATTAAAGAAGCTGATATTATGCGTAAAGCAAAAGCAGATGAGAATAAAGCACAGCTTAATAGAGATAGGTTGAAGGCAGACGTTACGAGAGAAATGGCAAAAATTCAATCTAAAGAAAAATTAACAGGAACAGAGTTAGGTGTTCGCATTGGTGAAGCACTTCTTGATGCTTCAATTAAAGACGGAGATTCTGATGAGAAAGGATTTGCTGATGGAATTAAACTAGCAATAGAGATTCAAAAAACTATAGAAGAATCCACTAAATCTGATTTTAAAGTATAATGGCAAGGAAAGCATCTAAGCCAATACCAAAAACTACAAAAGGAAAAGGAGCTAATTACAGACCTACCAAGACTGGTGCAGGAATGACTAAGAAAGGAGTAAAGGCTTATCGTAAAGCTAATCCTGGTTCTAAGTTAAAAACTGCTGTTACTGGTAAAGTAAAGAAAGGAAGTAAATCTGCAAAAAGAAGAAAGTCTTATTGTGCTAGATCAGCAGGACAGTTAAAAAATAGTTCAGCTAAAACTAGAAATGATCCTAACTCTAGGATCAGACAAGCAAGAAGAAGATGGAAATGTTAATCAACCAAAAGGAAATAATACTATGAAAAAAGCTAAAGGAAAAACTCGTATGATGGGTGGCGGTAAAGCTAAGAAATCATACGCAAGAGGTGGCGTAACTAAAATGAAAGCTGGTAAAGCAGTTAAAGGTAAAAAAAGAGGCGGAAAAAAATAAATAAACTAAGGGAGGTTTTATGTCTTACTTAATATCTAATATTCCATACTTTAAGGTATGGGTAAGGAAAGAATTTACGGCTGGTCACGAAAAGTATCATGGAGAGTTTATTCATGGTTTAGCGGTAGCTGTAAATTGCATCCCTGACAGATCATTATCATTTCAAGTTATATTTACAGGTTGTGAAGAAGACGATAATGAATCAAATGTACACGGAGGTGCTATGTGGGCTCGCATGCCTATACAGGGAATGATGGCAGATATCCCTGTAGAAGACTGGCCAGAAAGAATGGAAAATCATTTATCTCAACCATGGGATTGTATGTCTCATCATCACTCAGTTATATCAATAGACAGGGCATCATCATCACCTTGGTATGCAAAAATAGATGGTGAATTCTATATGGCTAAGTATATCTTTACTGTTGATTACACAGAGCATGATATTGCAGATAGTCCTGATCAACATAAGCAAAGTCATTTATTGTATTTGACTGAAGGTAAGTGGAAAGGAAATTTAGTTGCTCTTCCAAATAATAGAGTAAGGGTAACAAATCCTGCACTATGGTTAACAGGTAGTGGTGCTCCTGACTTTATGCCTAGTCAAGAAATACACAGTAGTGAAGAGCATGAAAGTTATACCGATCCTAATATAACCTTTAACAATTTATATAAATAGTATAATATCAACGAATGGCTACAAAGAAAAAAACAACAAAGAAAACTAAATCTCGTGTTAATGAAGCAGGTAATTATACTAAACCTACTATGAGAAAAAGATTGTTTAGTAAAATAAAATCAGGAACTAAAGGTGGTAAGTCAGGTCAATGGTCTGCTAGAAAAGCACAACTACTAGCTTCTGAATATAAAAAATCAGGTGGTGGCTATAAATAATGGCACTAAAGAAATCCCAAAAGTCTTTAAAGAAATGGACTAAACAAAAGTGGAAAACTAAAAGCGGTAAACCTTCTGCTAAAACAGGAGAAAGGTATTTACCTGAGAGTGCTATTAAATCTTTGTCTTCAAAAGAATATGCATCAACCACTAGAAAAAAAAGAGCAGATACTAAAAAAGGTAAACAATTTTCTAAGCAACCAAAAAAAATTGCTAAGAAAGTTAAAAGTCATAGATAAGTATTCCGTAGAGAATATTTAAATAGTTCTTGTAATATTTAATTTATAGGTTTACTAATTATATTATGATAAACGAAGGTTTAAAATGAAATTTATATTATTAACAGTTGCAAGTTTATTTTTAGTTACAGGATGCTCTAGTTCGAACATTTCTTTAACTGCTAATATACCTGAGTCTCAAGAAATTGATATTCGCATAACAACTGAAAATAAAAATTCTGACTAAAAAAATCTGAGGGAGACAGATGGCAGAAACACAATTCAATCTTTTGAAAAAAAAGATTCAATCAGAAAAGGTTCAAATAGAAGAGCGTCTTACTGAAGGCACTGCTAAAGACTATTCTGAATATTTACATTTAACAGGTATTATAAAAGGTTTATCTATAGCAGATAGGGAAATTTCTGATATGGAAGCTAGGTTTATGGAGGAATAGATGAAAATAACTGATAATAGAGCAGTAAAAAAAGAAGATGATTCAGACGTATCTGAGGTAAATGAGGCGTTTATAAGCGAAGAAATGCACGAAACTATAAAAAATAAAGCAGAAATTGCCGCAGATAATTTAATTAAGAAATCAGAAGAAGCTACAGCTTCTCAACTACCTGAACCAAAAGGTTACAGAATTCTTATCGCATTACCTGATGTCTCAATGAAGACACAAGGTGGTATATATAAACCTGATGACATATTGCATAATGAAGAAATTGCTACTGTTGTTGGTTTTGTTATGAAAATGGGTGCAGAATGCTACGATGACAAAAAGAAATTTTCGTCAGGAGCGTGGTGCAAGGAGGGAGATTGGGTTGTTTTTCGTGCCTTCACAGGAACAAGATTAAAGATACACGGAAAAGAATTCAGAATTATTAATGATGACAATGTGGAAGCAGTTGTCCAAGACCCTAGAGGAATAGAAAGAGTATGACAGATACACAAACAAACGAAGCAGAAAATTTTGATAACATGACTGAAACAGATACTTCTTCAGAAGATAGGTTTTTTGGTCTTAAATCTTCAGTAGGTATTGATAAAGAATCTAATATCGAAGTAGAGGTAGTTGACGACAGACCTTTAGAAGATAGAAAAAGTCCTAAAAGAACATCAGAAGATAGTGAAATAAATGACTTATCTGAAAGTGCAAACAAAAGAATAAAGAAATTAAAGTATGACTACCATGAAGAAAGAAGGCAGAAAGAACAAGCAGAACGTCTTAGGGATGAGGCAGTTAGCTATGCTAAAAATACTGTTAATGAAAATAACAGACTTAGTAAACTTCTTGGTTCAGGACAACAAGAACTTGTTAAGCAGGCAAAACAAAAAGCAGAATTTGCGAAACAAGCCGCAACGCAAAATTACAAAAAAGCCTATGAAGATGGTGATGCTGATGGTATTGCAAAAGCTCAACAAATTCTTACAGAAGCGACATTTGCTGGTCAACAAGCAGAACAGATACCTCAACAACTAGCTAATCAGCTTATACAACAAGAGCAAAATGAAAGAGCAAAACAACCTGCTCAACAACCTGCTCCACAACCTCAACCTGCTGTAGTTCAACCTGATGCAAAAGCAGTTGCTTGGCAAGAAGATAACAATTGGTTTGGTTCAGATGAAGAGATGACTAACTTCGCATACGGAGTACACTCAAAACTTATTAAAGAAAATGTTGATCCTACATCAAAAGAGTATTATGATCGTGTTGATCAAAGAATGAGGGAAGTATTTCCTCAAGAATTTGATACCGAGGATTCTTATCAGGAAGTAGTAGAGCCTGTAGAAACTCGCAAGTCGCCAAACAGACCACCTAATGTGGTTGCTCCTGCGACTAGAAATAATGGAGCAAGACCTAATAAGGTCAAATTAACTGCTACCCAAGTAACCCTCGCTAGGAAACTTGGTATTACACCTGAACAATATGCGGCAGAACTTATAAAGGAAAGAAGATAATGACAAAAAAAGACATTAACGAAACCCAAGATCAAGCTCAAATAGAAGCAGAAGTGCTCGAAGCCGCAGAAGTGAAAGATGATAGCCGCAACCCACGAGAAAATCGTGGCAATGAACAAAGAGCAGACACGCAGCGAACTCAAGCGTGGCAACCACCCTCAGTTCTTCCTGATCCTAACCCTCAAGATGGTTGGGTATTCAGATGGATTAGAACTGCTACAGTAGGACAATCAGATAACCCTAATGTCTCATATAGATTTAGGGAAGGATGGGAAGCCTGTAAAGCAGAAGATCATCCTGAATTAAAGATCATGTGTGATCAAGATTCAAGATGGGCATCTGATGGATGTATTGAAATAGGTGGTCTATTATTATGTAAAGCACCTGCTGAACTCGTGAAATCGAGACAGGAATACTATGACAAGTTAGCCGTTCAGCAAGTTGAGTCTATAGATAATAACTATCTTAGAGAAAGTGATCCTAGAATGCCAATGCTAGAACCGCAAAGGCAAACAAGGACTACATTCGGTAAACATTAATTTTAATTACGGAGTAATAAAATGGCTTTAAAAGCAACCCCAATGGGTGCAGAGCCAGTAGGTACTACTTCAGCAAGTGGCTCATTTAGTGGAAAAACAAGATATATTCCAATTAAATCAGCAGAAGGCACAAGCATCTTTTATGGTGATTTTGTCAAACTTGTTTTAGCAGGAGGCGTAGTAACAGTAGCTAAAGATACTGGAACTGCAACCCTCACACCTGTTGGAATCTTTTTAGGATGTACATATACTGATCCTAACACCAAACAGACTACTTTTGCCCAATCTTACAACACATCAATTGCGGCTTCAGATATCAACGCTATCGTCTTAGACGATCCAAATGTTGAATTCAGAATGCAAGCAAATGGTTCTGTTGCAGCAGGCAAAATCGGCAGTAACGTAGCTGTGGTTCAAACCGCAGGTGCAACAGCATTAGGTAGAAGTCACAATTCTATAAATGCAGGCTCTGCCGCAGTAACTAATACTTTACCAATCCGTATACTTGGATTCGTTCAAAGTGGAGAAAGCACACCAGGAGATGCCTATACTGATCTTATTGTGAAATTCAACGCTGGAATGCATGCATACGACAAGCCTTTAGGCACATAGGAGAATAAGATATGGCGATTTCAAGAGCCCAAATGCTCAAAGAGCTACTTCCAGGTCTAAACGCTTTGTTTGGTTTGGAATACGAAGGATACGATTCAGAAGATAAAGAAATTTATGAAACTGAAAATTCTGATCGTTCTTTTGAAGAAGAAGTAAAACTCTCAGGTTTCGGTCAAGCACCTGTGAAAAATGAAGGAGCAGCGATGACTTATGATTCTGCTCAAGAATCTTTCACTGCTAGATACACTCATGAGACAGTTGCACTAGGTTTTGCAATTACTGAAGAAGCAATGGAAGACAATCTTTACGATAGTCTTTCTAGCCGATACACTAAAGCACTAGCTAGAGCAATGGCATACACTAAGCAAGTAAAAGCAGCGTTTCCTTTAAACAATGGTTTTACAAATACTTATCAGTCAGGCGATGGCGTAAATTTATTTACTGCTGTTGGTGATGGCGTAGCAGGCGGTGGTGGTCACCCTCTCGTAAATGGTGGATTCAATAGTAATCGACCTGTTACAGGAGCAGACCTTAATGAAACTTCCCTAGAAGCTGCGATCATTAACATCTCTGGTTACACTGATGAAAGAGGACTATTAGTTGCAGGTCGTGCAAGAAAACTTATTGTACCACCCAATCTAATGTTCGTAGCTCAAAGAATTTTAGCTACAGACCTAAGACCTAACACTGCTGATAATGATATCAATGCAATTAAATCACTAGGAGTAATTCCTGATGGTTATTCAGTTAATCACTATTTAACTGACACAAATGCATTCTATCTGCTAACGGATATTCCGAATGGCATGAAGCACTTTGTTAGAACACCACTAGAAACAGGAATGGATGGCGATTTCGACACAGGTAATGTGAGATATCGTGCTAGAGAAAGATATAGCTATGGCGTATCTGATCCTCTAGGTATCTATGGAAGCCCTGGTTCTTCATAGGTTCTAGACTATCAAAACTAAGTATTCCTTAAGGAATATTTATTTTAGAGGAGAAGCACTTGCTTCTCCTCTTTTTTTTGTGTATACTTAACACTTAAATGAATCACTTGACTAACTTCGGTTAGACAACCCAACGACAAGGAGATTATATCATGGGTAGAACAACTTTTTCAGGTCCTATTAAATCAGGTCCTGTACAATCAACAACAGGAATATTAGTACAAAACGATATAGCTGACGTAGGCTTTGTAGTAACATCACAATCAGCCGCTGTGACTCAAACAGCGACAGCTCCTGCAACAACTATTATTATTCCTGCTTACAGCAGAATTTTATCAATTAAATTATTTATAACAACAGCTTGGAATGGTGC